CTTGTCTGCACGTAAGGACTGCACCAACTCACAGATGGGGCAAGTCCCCTCAAGGTCTGGTGTTTCCTTTGGACACAGAACTGGTCCCTTCTGGTCGTCTGCAACGTTCCAGTGCTGGGCAACTTCGCGCCAGAACTGACCATCGAGATCATCCTTCCATTGAGGCATCACTCGAACTTTGTTGTCCCCGTTCTCAGGTCGCCAGAATCGGGCGGCTGATCGGCCACCTCCTCTTGAAAGCTGTTCCTGAGTTCGTTCTTTTTGTGCTCGTACTTTATCTAGAATTGACATTTTACTTGTTTCCTTGTGTTATCATTGCTTGTTTAATGGATATATCCGATTGTCCCTCGGCACGATAATTCGCGCCCATCTGGATTAACATATCCTTACGGTGAATCATAGCTTCTTTTGAAGCCTTTAGCAAGCCTGTATTACGTTTTGCATCCAAATATTCTCCATGGATTTTCACGTACTGTGGGTCGGTAATTACGCTGTTTTCGGTCATCTTTTCGGTCATCTTGACCCCAGCAGCCTTCCCGGAGGAGCGATGGTGATGATCGAGCCGGGCATACGTCCTGGCTAGCTCCTCTTTGAGCCTAGCCTCTACGTCCATGGCCAGTTCTTGGGCCGTGGCGTACCAGGCGTACAGCTCTGCTTGCTCGAAGAAAGCGTCCTGAATGGGCTTGCTCCGAAGATCCAGGTGCTCCCTGGAATGATTAGGGAAAGTATTGTCCCCAATCGTAAATACGTCAAATAGTTCTGGTGTCACGTCTTCCATAATGGGTCCCTCATGCTGCGATGTCCTTCTTCTCCGCCCAACTTGTAGTTGAGTACTGAAACTCTACCTTCAGGGGAACAAGGAAGTCGAAGTCTTCCATAACGTCCCGCTTCTTATTTAGGAGGTGTAACTCCTCTTTGTGAACATAAGACTGAATCTCATCATGCACAAGGTTAACAATGGAACTTTTTGTGTTTTTGAACACTTCTTCGTGAACCCTGACCGCACCGAACTTGAAAATGTCTGCAGCAGTGGACTGAACCACGAAGTTGGGGGCCTGGCGCTTGGCTCGACCAGCCATCCACTTGCCTTCGTCTCCCATAATCTTGACAGCGTTTACGTGTGGCAAATGCCTGATACGTCCGAAGGCGTTGGGAATCTCACCGTGCCTGCCAGCAATACGGCTGCAACGGTTCACGAAACGCTTCACTCCTCGGTACTTACTGAAGTACTGGTCAATGAAACCCTGGCAGGCCTCTACCCACACGACCTCGGGGGAGTTCTTGTAGCGTTCTGGGCGAGGAATCTGTCCCGCTAGACCAGGAGCACCTGCACCATAGATGATGGCGAAGTTGATGGTCTTGGCAACGTTACGATACTCCTTGAACTGCTTGTAGTGCTCGTGCTCGTCCTTCGTAAGCACGTCCATAGTCTCTTCATAGTCCAAGTCAAACATCTCGCAGGCAGTACGTGTATGAACGTCCTGATTCTTCTCATAGGCGTCCAACATGAGCGGATCCTCGGAGAAGTGAGCCGTTAGGCGCACCTCGACCTGCGAGTAGTCAGCAAAAATGAAGTAGTGGTCGGGGGGAACGATGAACGCCTTACGAATACGTGTATCACCACGAGGGATGTTCTGTACGTTAGGCTCACGGCAGCTCATTCGACCCGTGGTCACGTTCTGGTTAAAGTTCATGTGGATAAGGTCGTCCTGGGTCAGCTTATCCTGAATACCGATAGCGTAGGTATTCATAATCTTCTCTGAGCCCCGAAGGAAGAGAATATCGTCCACAATTGGGTACTCTTTAGCTAGAGCCTTCAAAACGTTCTTGTCCACGGAGAACTTACCGGAGCCGGTGCGCTTGGTAAGCACAACTCCCTGGCTTTCCAGGGCCTCTGTCAGCTGCGTAGCCGACCCAAGGTTAATTGGGCCTAGGACATCGTGAATCTTGGTGCGAGACTCATCGCACTCTGTCTTGATCTCCTCTTCTAGGTTCTTGAGGTACGAACGGTCAATCAGAGCGCCCTGTTCCTCAACCTCGAAGAGCATTTTGCAGAGTTTGATCTCGTTGATATACACCTTGGCGAGAGCCTGGGTCATATCAAGGTTGGTCATAAGGTGGTCGTACAGAGCCCGCGTTAGGAACGTGTCTGTGGCTGCATACTCGGTCATCATCTCGATAGGAACGAACCCATAGTGGATGTCATCCTTCAGAACTTGTTTATCAGGGTGGTTGGCTAGCTCGTTCTCTACAATCCACCGCTTTAGAGCTGTACGCTTCTTGTCCTGGTGAGCCAGGTCGGTCTGGAGCACGTCTGCACGACGCATAACGAGGTCACGGAAGCGATCCCTGTGCATCTTGGCTTCTTCACCACGCCACTTGCTGAGCTTCTTCTCCATGCTCGCTGCCTCTGGGCCAAACAAGCCCTTGTGGCGCTGTCTCATAGTGTCGGTCCACCCGGAGGAGATGCTCTTCAAGGCTGCAGGGGCGTTCTCGTCGTGCAAGTGCCACAGGAACATGGTGTCGTGGAACGGCGTCTTGACATCAATACCATCGGCCTTGTAGAAGTGCATATCGAACTTGGCGTTGTGCCAAATCGTAAACTTGTCCTTCTGAGCGAAGAAGGTCTGGAGGTCTGGGCGAATAACGTCCATGTCTAGCTGGTCCGGTTGGGGACCCACTAGATAGTTGTCTACGTGCCTGACAGGAGCGTAGAAGTGGTCCTTGCCCCAGCCGAAAGACATACCAACGATACGGTCATTGTCATAGTAACGGAAACCGCTGGTCTCTGTGTCACACGCAACCTGCTTCTTGCTCATCAAGACTTCAAAGAAAGCCTTCCACTCCTCAGGAGTGTGGACAAGATACAAGTTGGAGTCGTCCAGGCCTTCCTTCTTGCTGAAGGCAACCTGGTTGATCACATCGTATTTCCAACCTTTAATCATCGCGCCGCTTGTTCCACTCTTTTAGGAAGAAGAATCCAAGACCAGCGAGGGCACCACTAGTCAAAAACAAAACTACTATCCCTAATACTGGGTGGTTCATTTGATTTTGCCGGTCTTGTAATCAGACCGCCTCTGCATACCGTGTCCACCAAATTTGTCAGCGTCCTTCATTACCATCTTCTTAGTATGGTCAGCGGAGCGTTTGCGAAGGATCGCAGCCTTGCCCTCTTTGTCTGCCATCTCATACGTGCTCAGTCTAGGAGAGGAGAGCAGGGGCCTGATCTGGTCAGACTCGCACTCAGGACAAATGATGTCCGTCTCCTCACCCTTCTTGTAGAGTTCTTCAAACTCGTGCTCGCAGGCTTTGCACCTAAAGTTGTTAACTATCCAACCCATAAATCCCCTACTGGTGCAGCCCGTACAGGCTGCGAATTAGCTTCACTAATATATCCACGTCTCCCTCACTTGTCAACCGCGCACGGTAACAAAGTGGGCGACATTTGTACCTACTGCCCTCTGGGATATTCTCATAGTCCAGATATGGACTCAAAGGCGTTATTAGTACGGATGCGAGATCCACCCAGGCATAGGGCGTGTCCGCGTTCGTCCAGATCCTGAACATGTACTGGCCTCTGACGAGGTAGCAATGGTAGCTCTTCGTAAGTGCCCAACGGGGCTCATCCCCAAACCTCTCACAGAAGTCTTCAGGAGTCTTGTATATCCACCTCTTAGGCATCGTCTCCCCTGGAAGGGAGAGACGCGCCCGAGCGGCTAGCTTGTCACTCAAGCGGTCCTCGTCAATATGACCTAGACGGTCATACGGCTTCCATTCTTTGTCTAACTCTTTCATTGTCCTGTAGAACCTAAGCCGCCCTCTCCTCTAGTAGTGATGTCGTCAAAGCTCTCCACTTCCTCTATCAAACACCCTGGCACTTTTTGGAGCATGAGTTGCCCAATGCGGTCTCCGATCTTTATATCGAAAGGACGCTCGTTCAGGTTGTGTATGATGACTTTTAGTTCCCCTCGGTAGCCCGCGTCAATCACTCCTGGAGCGTTCAACACGAACGCGGCCTTCTTAGCAGCCAGCCCTGAGCGGGAGCACACAAGACCAACATACCCTTCAGGAATGGCTATGTTGAACCCCGTACACACGACTGCAGTACCTCCTCTCCAAATGGACCTATTCTCAGATGCGTACAAGTCAAAGCACGCATCGTCAAAATGTGCCTGAGCAGGCAAGGTAGCCTCCTCTGAGATTCTCACAAACCTTATGGTGGGCAGAAGGGTAAATTGCATTACAAACTCGTTCCTGCCTTTTCCAAGACTAGAAGCCACATACCGTTAGGAAGAGGTGCCATGACCAAAGAGTGCTCAGTGAGATCCCAAACAGCAGCACCCTCGTAGACCTCAGGAGAGCCTACGGCCTCCACTACAGCATCGGCCAGATCCTGTCCGTGCTCTGCAGGAACAAGGAGAGCAGCACCAACGGATACACCATTAGCGGTTCTGAGAGCGAAGCCCGAACCATCCGTACCCAGACAGGTGGAGAACTCTTCTGAGATGTTGAAGTTGCCGCCGATCTCAGAGCAGAACGCGGCGAACGTCTCAGGGTTCATTTGCACGATCCCGTAGAGCGCGTCTAACACGCCAATGTAGGCGTTAGCCTCTTCCTCAACAACCTGCTCAACAGGGTCAGGAGTAGTGGTAGCCTGCGGGACATTTCCCCCACAGCCGACTAAAAATGCAATCAATACTAGTTTCTTCATATTCCCTCTTAGAGTTGCCAGGTTGCAAACTCCATTGAGTTTACATCAATCAAATGGTTAGTCAACATATCCTTG